AGGAGAAACGCCTTGCCGATGAAAAGGCACAGCGTGACGCGGAGGCACTTCAAAAGGAAACGGAATACCAGCAGCAGCTACGAGAGGCGCGGGCACAGGTCATTGCCGATGAAGAGGCTCGTGAGTTGGAACTGGCAACGGTCAAGTTTGAGCAGCGGCTGGCGCGTATAGCGGAGGAGTTCGGAGCCGAGACAGAGCTTTACAAACTTTTGGAGGAGGAGCGAGGTATGGCCCTCGATGAAATTCGCGCAAAGTGGGACGAGAAACGAGCAGAGACACAGAAGAAACAGCGCGAGGATGAACTTAACGCTGAAAAGAAATTTGCAGAGGCGCGGTTGTCAGTTGCCAATTCCGTAGCATCGGGGCTAAGTAGCATTGCCTCCATGATTCAAGGCGAGAGCGAGGGCGCGGTGGCGGCACGTAAGATACTTGCGCTGGCACAGGTGGCAATCGACACGGCCACTGCTATATCTGCGGGTGTTGCGGGTGCGACCACAGCGGCAGCAGGTACTGGTGTTGGCGCATTCGTGGCAACGCCCGTATTCATCGCTTCGACCATTGCCACGGTGTTGGGCGCAATCGGTCAGGCAACGGCCATACTTTCATCCGTTCCTGGTGGCGGTGGTGGGCCGAACATTCCAAGATCCGCACCTTCCGTTTCCGCGCCCTCCATCCCCCCCGTAAGCACGAACACCTTCCAAACGGGTGACACTACGCAGGCCGAACTTGGGCCAGTGCAGGCGTACGTGGTCGAGACCGACATCACGGGTAATCAAAATAACATCAACCAAATCGAATCACAGGCTAATTTCGGATAACATGAAGATCTACGAACTGATAATTGACGAAAAAGACGGGGTGGACATGATCGCATTCGTTGACGAACCCGCCATCGGGCGCAGATTCCTTGCGTTCAAAGATGAGTTCCAATCGTTCACAGACTACCCGCAGGGCATAAGCGACACGGCCCAACGCGCACTGAATTACGTGGAGGAGAACGGTTGGGGTTCATGCGGGACTGACGTTGGTAAGCAGCGGGCGCATCAACTGGCGAACCGTGAACCGATAAGCATGGAAACGGTGAAGCGCATGTACTCATTCCTTTCCCGTCACAAAGGCGGTGGTGCGGACAAGGGTGAATATGGTGACGGGTGCGGCAAGCTGATGTACGATGCGTGGGGAGGTGACGCGGCCCTGTCATGGTCGGAAAGGACAGTCGAGAAAGCGGACGTCTCTAACCATGCTTTCCGTGTTCAGAGCGAGGAGAAGCGTATAGTCAGCGGGCCTATCATGGTGGCGAATCTGCCGATCTACCGATTCAATGAGGAGATGGGCGACCACTACATCGTATTCCGACCTGAAACCATTGAGACCATTGTGCAGCGATTCGCCAAGGAGAACCGCAACGGTCAGGCGAACATCATGCACGATGGTGTTCAGGTGGATGGGGTGTTCCTGTTCGAGAGTTTCATCATTGACGACCGTAAGCCTACACCCGTTGGTTTTGAGAAGCTGCCAAACGGTTCATGGTTCGGGTCGTTCAAGGTCGAGAATGACGAGGTGTGGCAGCGAGTGAAGTCGGGTGAGTTCACAGGGTTCAGCGTGGAGGGTCTATTCAGCTACAAAGAGACGGAGGACGTACCCGACAAGGATGAGGAGCTGCTTGCCAAACTTCTCAACGTGCTGGCGGAGGATTAACCCTTATCGTCACAGATGCGCCTTAACATCATTATGCGGTTAGAACTAAAACTAATCGCAAATGAAAAAGGCACATATCCAACTCAACGCAGTGCGTAAGCTGCTGGGGTTGAATTTCAAATTCATTGACGCGACACTTGCCGATGGCACAGCCGTTAATGTTGAGCCTGACGTTGAGGAGGGCGCGTCTGTTGTCGTTGTAACCGCTGACGGTGAGGAAGTACCCGCGCCCGATGGCGAGCATGCACTGGCTGATGGCCGTGTAGTGGTCACCGCTGACGGTGTTATCATCCAAGTGATTGACGCACCTGCTGATGGCGAGGACATGATGAAGGACAAGGAAGATGACAAGTTCGCATCCTTGACCGAAACCGTTGCAAAACTGGCTAATACCGTTGCCGACCTGACCGACAGATTCGAGAAGTCACAGGTTCGCACCGAACCGACCGTTTCCGCTGAGGATTTCAAGGCAGTGTCCGACCGTCTGAGCAAGACCGAGTCCGACCTGCAAGCGGCCAATGAAGTAGTAGTGAAGTTGGCAGAGCAGTCAAAAGCTGCACCAGCCAAAGCCGCAAAGAAGGCAAGTCCTCCAAGCGGTGAAGACGTGAACCAGCTTTACTACAAAGCCCTTTTTAACAAGCAATAACAACCAAAGAAAAACAGAGAAATCATGGCATTTGACGTTTCAACATTGACCAATTACGTTGACGAGCAGAGACTCCCGCTCGTTGCGCGTGCCGTTGCAAGCGGTGCGACCATCCGCATGGGTACACAGCTCTGGACGGGTGTAAAGGGAGAGACTGCTGTTAACAAGCTCGGTACGGACATTTTCTTCCAAGATGCCTCCTCATGCGGGTTCAACGCATCAGGAGATGTTCGCTTCACACAGCGTAAGCTGACCCCTGGCTACATCAAGCTCGACATGGAGTTCTGCCCGAAAGTACTTCGCAACAAGTGGGCATCTACGCAGCTTGCCCTCGGTTTGGCGGGTAACGAGCAGTTGCCTTTCGAGCAGGAGATCATGAACATGATCATGGATGAAGTGAACGCGAAGGTGGAGCAGATGCTTTGGAGGTCTAACTCCAGCACAGGCAATGGAAACTTCCAGTTCTTCAACGGATTCATCCACAACATCGAGGACGGTGCAAACTACGTTGACGCTAACGTGGCAGGTGCTTACCCGACACCGCTGACAGCGTTCACGCAGTCGACAATGATCGAGGCGATTCAGCGTCTAGCATACTTCGCCCCCGAGGGGATTCAGGAGAAGGCCGACACTAAGATCTATCTCGGTATCGACAAGTTCAACCTTCTTAACAGCAACTTGTTGAACGGTGGTACTACCTTCGGTCAGCTTGCCAACGCGGGACTGGTGCAGCCTAACGGCATCAAGCGAATGACATGGCCCGGCACTGACATCGAGATCATCGGTCTGAGCGGTCTGAGCGGTCAGAACAAGGTGTACTGCGGAAGCCTGTCCAACATGTTCATCGGGTTCGATGCAGCTGAGGACGTGAACACCCTCGATGTATGGTACTCTAAGGACGACCGCAAGATTTACCTGACGCTCGAGTTCACACTCAGTACGCAGGTTGCCTATCAGGATGAGTTCAGCGCAATAGTCCTCCCGTAATGAGCTGCGCACTTACCACATCCTTCCCCTTGGATTGCCGCGATGCGGTGGGCGGGATTAAATCGGTTCGGTTCGCCACCCTTGCATCTTGGCAGGGGCTGGCAGCCACAACCGCAAGTGGTTCGGTTACAGGGTTCGGTTCGGCTTCCACTGTGTTCTACAAGTACGAGGCGTTAAAGGAGAGTTCCAATTTCAGCGACAACATCACTGGCACAATGTCAGCGGGTACGTTGTTCTACACCCCAACGCTGGAGCTGGTCATTCCGAAACTTCGGGCCACCGTTGCACGTGAGGTACTACTGTTGGGTAAGAACCGACTCGTGGCGATCGTTGAGAGCAACATGACGGGCGAGTTCTACGTGATTGGCGCGACCAACGGCATCGAACTGATAAGCGGAACGGGTGCATCGGGGACAGCGTTCGGGGATTTGAACGGCTACACCATCCAATTCGAGGGCCGCGAACCTGAGCCGTACCTGCACATCGGACTGACCGAGGTGAACAGCGTTACCGTGTAACATCACACACATAAAACGAAAGGAAGGGGGCTAATAAGCCCCTTTCTTTTTGCCTTGTAACAAAACATGGGCGTTTGCATTAAGGAAGTATGGCAACAACACTCACTCCTACTACACTGACCGTCTCAATTACCGAGACGCTGGACATCAACGGCACAGACCAAGGCGGAACTAATCAGGTGACCATCGCCAACGTGAAGGAATTTGACAAGCGAATCGTTCGAGTTCCGAGCGGTTCAGAGGTCAATCTGCTTACCTACGGAACAGCGGTCGGCAGTGGTCAGGTCATCCGTGCAAACATCGCCTACCTGCGTATCACGAACAAGGACGACACCAACTTCATACGCGTTCGAGCGATCGACACGGGTGCGGACGTTGCCGACTTCCGACTGGACGCGGGTAAGTCATTCATGCTTCACAACGGCAAGATTCATGCTGACGGGGCGGCTGGTGCGTTCAGTGCCTTTGTGGACATTGACAACATCGCGGCACAGGCCGACACGGCAGATGTGGACATCGAATACTTCATTGCCCTGACGTGATAAAAATTCAAAGGAATACGGCCAATGCGGTGGCGTTGACGCTAACGGAGAAGCGTACCACGCTATCACCGACCACGTACCTGCTCAAGTTTGTGAAGCATGACAGTGAGCAGACCATCTATTGCATCTGTTCCGACACGTCAGGATACCCCGACCGTTACAACCTACTGACGATTACAGAGGTGGCAAGTAGTCCCGACCCGTTGGCGGGTGAGGTCACAATGACAGACGGCAAATGGGACTACACTGCTTACGACAACAACAACTCCACGACCAACTTAGACCCGACAGGATTACTTGAATTGGAGTACGGGTTCGTGACCGTGGTCGTTGCCGCATCGCAGCCCGTGACGTTCACAGGAGGCAATAGCACATATACCATATTCTGATGAGTACTGACGTTAAGGTAATTGAGTTCAAGTTCGAGATGCAGAAGCCACCTGAGATCAAGGAGGTGAAGGGTAAGCCGTACATGTTCTACGGCACGAAAGCACCGTATCGCAACCAATACCCCGCCATGCTCATCGACCTGTTCAACAGGTCGGCAAAGCACAACGCCATAGTATCAGCAAAGGCCATGTATGTGGCTGGCAAAGGGTGGGGTATCAACTCCGAGCGAGTGCTTAACGTGACAGACGATGCACTGGTGAACCGACTTGTAACGAAAGCCAATGAGGTCGAGGACTTGAACGACATATTGGAGAAGTCTGCACTGGACTTTGAGCTGTTCGATGGGTTCGCGTTGGAGGTCATACCGAAAAAGGGCGGCAGCGGGTACAACATCTACCATGTACCGTTTCAGAACGTGCGAACGGATGAAGATGCAGAGGTTTACTACGTGTCTGACGAATGGCACAAGTACAACCCTGAGATTCAGAGTGAACTACCCGCGTTCGACTGGAACAAGCCCGACCACGGGATTCTGTATGTGAAGAATTATCGCCCAGGAACGGAGGTCTATCCCGTGCCATCCTACATCGGGGCTATCCCTTACATCCTGACGGACATCGAGATAGCGAACTTCCACTATAACAGCATCAAAAACGGGTTCAGTGGTGGGACTATCATCAACCTACTGAACGGAATGCCCCCGACCAAAGATGCGAAAGAGGAACTTTACAGAGAGTTCACGGAAAAGCTGGTCGGATCGGACAACGCCAACTCCATGCTGCTGAATTTTGCGGACGGCAAGGAGCGCGCGGCTGAGATACTGCACCTGCACGGCAACGACTTCGACAAGAAGTTTGAAATCCTTAATCAGACCGTGAGAAAGGAGATTTTCAGCGGTCACAGAGTGAGTGACCCCGCCTTGTTCGGCATATTCAAAGACGGCAATTTCAGCCAATCGCAGGATTTGGCCGATGCGTGGCAGTTGTTTCAGAACACGTACATCACGCCACGTCAGATGTTCATTGAGCGCATCTTCAACGGGCTGGCAGCGGTAAACGGATTACCGCAGGCTTTGGAGATTCAGGTGCTTGAGCCTGTCAGCGTGGCACTTTCGGAGGCTACGGTGGTCGGTGTTATGACCCGCGCTGAAATCAGAGAAAGGGCGGGGCTTCCAAGAGAGGAGGAGGAAACTGCACAACCTACCGAGCAGCAACAATTCAGCGAACAGACCGCATTAGAACTACGTGTTGCCGAGCGGTTCGCATCGGTCGGGTACTCACTGAATGAATGGAAAATAGTCAAAAGCCGCAAGGTGGCCTACGTCAATGCTGAGCAACTGCTAAAGGATGAGAAAGCAATGCAGCGGTTCGCGTTCGCGGCCATTGACCCGTTGCGTGGTCAGATTCTTGAGATCCTGTTCAAAGACCCGTTCATGACCACGCTGGGGATTGCGCAACTGATGAACATCACCACGGAACAGGTCGTGACACTGATGAACGAGATGGCGGGGGAAGGCTTATTG